ATGCAGAGGGGGTGTCTGAAATTCGAGACCCCCCTCCCCCTATTGAAATTTATTTCCTTCTCAAGCTACAATATCTTCATTCCACCCAGCAGGGGCCTCAACTTTCCTGTAGATTCCAGTGACATTCTCACGAACTGCTTCATCAATCGCGTGCTCAATAGCATTTGATTGATCAGCATCAGATAGGTCGCCCGAGGAGAGGGTGAGTCGGGCTAGGAACTGTGTTGTGTAGTAACCAGAACTCTCATCAAACCTCAGCCATTCATCGAACTGAACGAATGGATTGTAGGGGTTGTCTATTGTTGTCAGCATGTGGACCGTCATCACTCCTCCTTTCTAGAGGGCTTCTTTCAGAGTGGTGAGGGATACACCAAGAGCGTCCGCTACTTCAGCCTGAGTGTATCCAGAAGCCAGCATAGTCTTGGCACGGTTGGTCTTGGTAGTAGTCATAGTGATCTTAGTTCTTGGAGTGGCGAGTTCTTTCACTCTATCCAGATCTGAGTTAGCCAAGATCTGTGACAGAGTATTGCTACTGACAGCGCCTGCTTGGATGGCTGCCCATTCTTGGGGGGAGATCTCAATTCTCTGTTTGCCGGCGCCTGTTCTTGCGCGTGCTTCAGCCAACGCCAAACCCTGAATCTTCTTGAGATCAGAAGGATCCATGTCTGGATTAGCAGCCTTCTTGGCCTGGACTATGGCGTTTGCTAGAAGTTGGGCCTGTCTTTCAAGTGGTTTGTTTCGTTGTGCAATGTTTAGTTTAGACCGGAGGGTTGAAACCTGATCTTGATAGGCGACTTTTGCAGAAGGGCTGTACGGTGTCAGCCTTGTGTTGACTGCAGTGCGGCGTGCTTTGTTTGCTAGATCCTTCAATCTATTGGAATGATCTGCATACACCTTCTCTATGGTGGTACCAGAAGAAAGGGTATGAGCATTCGATGTTTCTGCCAGCTTCTTCGATTCCACTGTGCGAAGGATAGTGCGTCCTTTAGCATCCACGAAAGTGGATCCTGTAGGGACGAATCTCTTTTCTCCAGTCTTGGGATCGATAGCACCGCCTTGTGCAGCAGGACGAGGCTTCCTTTCAGGCACTCTCACAGAAGCAGTAGCTCTTGAAATCAGGGTAGATGCACCTGCTCTTGAACTACCTTGATACTTCTGCTTGAGTTGAGGAATACCATTGTCAATTTCCGATTGCTTCCAATTCAATCTGTGTTTCTCAGCATCGATGACTACCATGGAGTGACGAACTGCTCGAGCTAGTTCTTGATGCGTTGCTCCATGGATGGTCATGTCAGTGATAAGATTGGACACCTTACCCATTTCAATTGCTTTGGTTCGAGCCGACATTACTTTCATACCCTCGTACGATGGATACGACCGTTGCGGATCGAAACCTTTCAAACCATCCAATGCAGGAGAAGTCTTCACTTGCCGTTTGTTGTTAGGAATCACCAAGACTGTATCGCCGTCGAAGTCTGCACCAGACAAACGCTCGGCTACCTTCGAGTTGATACCCACTGCATCAGCAGCATTACCTAAAGCTTTCTTTGCTGCGGGATGACGATTGTTGACTGTCAATTCGGGGATCTCAAATACACCGCCATGAGGATAGCGAATGAGAACAACAGTCTCACCATCCCTAAAGTTCGGTGCATAGATCTCTTTCTCACTGAGAGAATTGATAGGAAGAATAACATTAGATCGTTGACGAGGTAGGGCTGCTGCCTTGAGATGTACGGCTGCAGAATCCACATCATCAGCATAGGATTCGAGAAGTTTCTTACGAACAGCAGGATTAGTCAACGCCATGATGTCGTCGAATTCACGCTGCTTTCGTTCGAATGTCATGTCGAGTTGCTGCTTTGCTAAAGCAGGGCTTTGTTTGGACAGCATTTGCGAAGATAGGTTCTTGGACCATCGATCCCAGTCGCCTTCTTCATTGACGATGTTCATCGCCGATTCAACTCTGCCCGTTTTAGGATTGATCTTCTGACGAACAACAGCCCCAAAGGGATTATCAGGATCGTCTTTCAATGCCTTCATGGCATCGAGTTTGTTTCCTGTATTGTTCTTATTAGTATTGAAGACGAGATCAATACCGTCAGGAAGATCATCTTTGTACATTGCCATACCTTTGAGATAATGAGAATTATCAACAGCGATGCGAACCTGTGCGTACCGAGCGCTGCCCAAACTCACATCAGGAACACCAGGTCGTACATGAATCACACCATCGGAATCGGTGCCGCCATCTTCAGCATAGCGGACACTGACTCTTTTGCTGTTGATAGAGAGCGGTGGCTGAATCCCGATGTAGGATCGTCCACCATCTTCAGAGAAAGATTGAATCTGCTTGATGTTTCCACGATTCTGTGAGACCTCGGAGTACGGAACATCAGGAGCTGTGAGAACTTTCACAGTCGTCTGCTTCCCTGTACCCAACTGAGTCACTTTGAGGTAGTGGATCTTATAGCCTTCTTCTTGCAATACAGCTACAGCAGTAGCCAATTTAGTTTGACTGATACCGAGTTGGTTTTCCACACCGGTGCCAATATCGATATATTTCTTATCTTTCACTTGTTCTCTGAGCATGGTACTAGTGCTCTCGAGAATGTCCGCTTTATCCTTAGCACCAGGTGCGAGGAGTGTACGAACGGTAGCTTCTGGGATACCCATTCGTTCTCCGATGGCTACCACAGACAAACCTTTGTCCTTGAGTTTGGTTGCCATGTTGATATTGTTCTGTCGCTCAGCATTCCGAGCAATGGATTTCGCAGCACGAAGTTGGGTGGTGTTGATACCCAACCCCTCAGCGATTTGTGATTCGGTCATTCCATCTTTCTGGAGTTGAGCTACGTAGCCGAGAAAACCCTTGTTGCTGGCATTCTCCGGTCCACCAGAGCCCCAAGGATACCTGCCCGACTTACGAAGAATTCCGTAGTGAGCAAGATAATCTTCCTCGGGAATGATTGTCATCCGTAAGCCTCCATCCTGAGCTCCTCGATCCGGCGATCGAATACGACAATTTTGTCCATGATATTCGTGACCATGAGAGGATCACCTTCAAAGATTTGAACTTCGTCATTTTGGTAGATGCGGAACTCCATTTCCAGCTCGATGGGTTTGAAACCATACTCGAGACAGAAGAGCGCAGCATAGATTTCGAGTTGTGTAACCTTGGTGGGAGTAACGCCCGTTTTCAAATCATGAATGCGGAGAAAGTTCCGTCGGAATGCGATCGCATCAGTGGTGCCGTAGCAATTAGGGGAATAGTAGAGAATTTGTTCGGGCTTCATCCGGAAACCAATAGCATCATTGACATACTGATTCAATGTAGCATTGGTGTCCGGAAGCTTAACGCCCAAAGTGATCATTCTTTGAGCAAGATCGTGAAGATCACTTCCACGCTTCGCAGCGAAGGCTGTTGTGACTTTCCAATCCAATTTGTCTTCATCATAATTCACCCAGTGATAGGTGCTCGGACTCAGAAGAGCATGACTACCGCTCAGATTCGAATGCTCTTTGAATCTCATCCAGCACCCCTTCTTCGTTCTCGGGGCAAATGAAAAATGCGATGCCGCCCATATTAGATACGAACTCGAGATAGTATTCTTGGTTGGGGCGCCATGGCGCATCCAGATTTCGCTTCACTTCTACAATGGCATACCGAGAACCGAACAGGATGATCATATCCGGAATGCCTTGACGAAGTTGTTCGTCATTCTTCAAAACGAGGCAGCCGGGGAAGCGGGTCTCAATACGCTTCTTCAGACCACGTTTGTACTCGTTCTCCAACTTCCCCATGTCACCTCCTAAAATTTGAGTAGATGTTACAGCATGGCTCTCGCCTCCTAAGAAAACACATTCTACTCCTTCTATTATAATCCATGTTTTTCTTGCGGAATAATACCTAGTCAAGATCAAACCACTCGAAACGACGGAAGAGGGGATACACCCATGTTCTTTCTTGGATAGAAACAAGAACGTCTCGATAAAGAACCCCGTGTTCCAACACTACATCCCAGATGTCATCATACACAATTCTCGTTTCGACATCGATCACAGGTGTAAGAATGGCACCCTTGATTTTATGTTCGAACCTGAACTGGCGTGTATGGTCTTGTGCAAACCATCGAGGGCGCCATGCTAGATTAGTAACACGACAATCTCGAAGATCTCCATTGAAATGAATTGGGGTGGGTGTATCACATCGATAGTTTGGGAGTGGTATGAATGCTTCACAGACGAGAAAGGCGAGTCCTCGAGATTTCTGCCTACCTTGATGCATCAATTTAACGAAAGATCGATTCTGCGCTGTACGTCCTATTGCAAGGACAGCATTTGATTTATCACTTCTCACTCGCCCTTGATCGCTCACCGAGTATCCATCATAGTCTCGAAGAGGTTTCCACTCCTCCATACAGCCTCCAATTTTCAAGATCAACACTGCCAAGATTTTTCTCAAAAAAAACTTTCCAAACACGTTTTATAATACCTATAGGTATTATATTTCTTATCTAGAGAGTTTTTTTTGAGAAAAATCTTGGCAGGCTCAGACAAATCGGACATTCAGGACAGATTGAAGTCTCTTTTTTCCTCAAAAGCCCGTCGCATGGCCTTATCGATCCATGCTGAACTCATCGGAAGATAGTAATAGAGGTTTCTGAAGGGTGTGTTGAGTCTGTCAATCCTCCCATAGGCTTGCTCGGTCACTTTGTACGAAGGGTTCTGAGACCATAGAAATGTCGCATTTGTCTGAATGCATTCCCACCCTTCGGCTCCGGCGGTAAATTGCACCAAGTAAATCCATCTGTCCGATTTGGGTATTTCGTCGTGTTTCTGCCCATTCCATTCGGCTCGATCGACATCATTGATGTGACGCAGAAGTTCCAATTCGTAGTTGAAATTGTAGAAGACGATCAGCTTTGGATGCTTCCCCATGGTGTCCCGCAAGGCCTGAAAACGACTAGGGTCTGTATTGACCACTCGTCGCATCAGTGCGTAACGCTCAGCCACTGTCTGAATCGGTTCCTTCTTCCATGGATTCCACTGTTCTTTCATGACGATTCTCATGCGTCGCTCGTCGTGTTCGACCGGAATCTCGACAGTATGACGTACAGTCTCATGTCGATACGGCATCTCTACTAAGATCTCCTTTCGAAGTCTTTGTAGTCGCCCCGTTTCCAAGTAGCGCTCCACTTTAGGAAATCGTGTATATGCCGCGTAGACCACATGACGCGCTTTAAACTCTGTACGATTCTTGTAGAACCCGTTCGCTACGAAAACAGGGATGTAATCCAACCAGGAATCTCCTGGGGTGGCGGAGAGGAGGATCCAGGTGTTGTGTTTGGCGATGCGTAGGAAACTCTTGACCCACCCACCTGAACCAACCAGACGCTGTTCGTCGAAGATAAAGAAGGCGCCTTCGATGTCCTGATATTTGTGAATGTTGTTCCATGAGTCGATCGTGAGGATCCCAGCAACTGTTCCCTCCTTCGTTGTCCCTACACCAAAACGAGCAAACTCGCGGTTCCAGTCAAGACTATCTCGTTTCTTAGCCGTTGTGATCACATAGACGTTCTCCTCCGGATGCTCTGCGACATAGTGAGCGGCCGCAACCATCGATTTCCCAGAACCGACACTCCCCCACAGGATCTTCCCGGACTTCAATTTCGTCAGGGCTTCCTTCTGATGTGGTCTCAATACGATCAAGTTTCACTCCGATCTCCCAACAGGAGGGGCAGATTTTGTTTACTCCAGGGCGAAACAGAACCACTTGGCAATGCTCAGTCGTGCAGAGCAGTAATTGGTCAGGATTGAAGGTCAAACCCAATTCGATCAACGCTCCTCCTCATGTTTTCACCCCAAATACCTGTAAAGGCCTCTAGAATCGATTCTGACGGACTTACACCTTTCTCCGGTATCATCACTCTATCTCCATTCTATTAGCTCCTCTCCGCCCAAATCAGGACCTAGTTTTTCTTCGGAACTCCGATAAATAAAGGATAGGTAAAGCCAGAGGCCCCGAAGGACCCCTGGCTCACCCTACCGATCGGCACTTTTTAATACCGCGGCTCCTATCTCTTCCGAGGGCTTCTTCGGGTTATTTTCCCCGGTCACTAGGTTAGGCGGTAACCGATCGGGAGCTTACAGTTCCTTGTGGATCTCACTGGTCTTGAGATCCACACGGCGATAATACTCCTGCTCCTCTTCATCCAAAGTGTGCCAGAACTCCAGGAACTCGTTTGGGAGGAGCGTGTGACGACCGACACCCTGAAAGTACCGGTAGATCTCACCGAGACTGTTCTTCCTCAACCGCATTCCTTCCTCTTCGTTATTGCGCAGGCCTAACCCCATACCTGCTCGACGACTCCGCTAGGGCGCGGGGGGAGCGTATCCAGTGATGTCGTCTTCCCAAGTTCCTAACTCGTCATGGCCTGGATCATCTCCATTGCTCCTGAAGCCACAACATAAGCTTCAAAGGTAGAGACAGAGATCATCAAGAAAGCAATGACGGCACAGTTCTTCTTTTTCTTGACCCGCTTCTGGATGGCGCTTTTGTTCTGATTGATCTTCTTCTTGGCATGTTTCTGAGCACTGGCTTTGAAGAAGATCGCATTGTCAGCACGCTCCAGAGCCCGTTTGACTTCTCGCTCCGCGATGCTCATCTCGGATTCAGGAGTCTTACGGAACGCATCCCGAACCTCGTCCAAGGTATAGCCAAGGATCTCCTCGACACCCTCGGCGAAGTCCGTATCACCACGTTGACGAGCGCGCTCGATGGCTTCATCTTCGTTACGCGCAGGGTCGCTACCACCACCCTGAATCATCTTACGCCAATCTTCACGCTGCTTCCATTCGCGGTGCTGTCGCCTCCACTCGCGATACTGCTTGTCACTCATCTCGCGAGGTCGGATCGGCTCCGGATCGTCGTCTGACATCATCCCTCAATTCCGTTTCTTGGCGCATTCAAGAAGTTCATAAGTCGTATGATCCCCCAATTTCTTACCACACATACTGCAGACGTCACCTGCTGCCACAATTAATCCTCGATTCCCCCCGACACCGCGAAGGTCCCGGGCGCCAGGGTCAGCTCGTGCCGCCCGTCCGCGTTGGGGATGTCGAACGTGAAGGTGTTCCGGAAGTCGAGATCCCGGTAGATGTGGAGCTCACCCCACAGCGCCACGATCCAGTCGCCGAGACGGACACTCAGATTCTTCGGGGGCAACTGCCCGTCCGGCTGCCCCTCGTCGAATCTCTTGGCCTCGAACTGGAAGTACGGCAGGCTGCCCTCCGCGTACCAGAGTTCCGCCTCGAACTCGAGCGCCAGCTTGCCGATGTTCTCGCGGGTCACGTTGATCGCCTGGACGTTGATCTTCTTGGGTGGATAGGTGGCCGAGACCGGGCCGAGGTGGCTCAGCAGGATGTTATCGGAATCGTAGATCATGTCTGTCCTTCTTTCACGAGTGATGAGTGGAAACTCAGGGGCCCCCACGATCCTATCATCGCAAGGACCCCTGAGAGTGGAGAAGTTCTAGATCTGCTGCGCGTCCACCTTGTCGAGCTGCGCCTGCATGAAGGTGACCCCGTCGAAGTCGGGGTCCGCCGGGTCGTCCGAGAGCCCCCGCGTCTCCTCGACGTACTCGTCGAACGAGGCCTCGAACTGCGCGGGCTTGTACACCCGGAAGCTACCCTTCAGCTCCACGACCCAGCAGCCCAGCGCCGCCTCGAAGTCCTTGCCGCGATTCTCGCCCTGCCCCTTGAGGATGATCACGGGCAGATCGGTCGTGGTGCCCATCATCTTGGTGGGCTTCATCTCGACCGTACCGCCGCACCACTCGGCCAGCTCGTGGACGTTGTCCAGACCGACCTGAACCGCGTTGACGGGGAACGGCTTCCGGGTGAACTGCTTGGTTTCCATGTTTCCTCTTTCGAGTTGTTGATGCGGATTGATGTTACAGCTGAATGCGGAACACATACGCCTTCGCGTAGATACTGACGGTGACTCCGTTGCTACCGGGTTTTCCTGTGAATTCGTAGAGGTAGGTAGGCATTTTTTTCGCACTCAAGGTGACTTGCCAGACATCATCATGGAACATGCTCATGATGATGTAGTATCCATTCGGGCCAGGTAATTCTTTCAGGGAGCTCAGCATATGCTGAGCACATTTGTCGATAATATCCTGTATTATTTCTGTTCCCCTTTTTCGATCACGAATGATCCATCGTGCTGACGGATCACCATGTCACCCCTCTGAGCACGCTTGACACCCACGGGGGTTGGGACATTCACGCCCTCGGTGATAACACCATG